TTCAAGCAGAAGACGGCATACGAGATCGCTCAGTGTCTCGTGGGCTCGGAGATGTGTATAAGAGACAGCTATTATCTACTAATAAAGGTTAATTAATATAGTATAGTCTACTAAATGTTTGCATAGTAGAGTATAGTCAATTATCTTTGTCGCATCAAAGTTAATCAATCAACAAATAAATAACAAATTTAAAAGATAGAATTATGAAAGCAATCATCGACTACAAAAAAGCAAATGGTGAAGAAACCGGTGCAATCGCGGTAAATGAATACAATGGCAATCTTAGCTATATAGCAGTAACAGCTTCTTCGAGTAAGACATTCAAGTCTATGAAAGGTGCTGAAAGGTACATGGCCAAATTTAATTACATAAAATCATAAGTTTAACCCGCGCCCCTTTGGGCGCATAATTCTATGCTAAAATGGAAACCAATAAACGTAAAAGAGGGGAATTGAAAGCCCTATTAAAAAACATGAAAGTGGGCGAAGAATTAAAATTTGCTCGCTCCAAAAGAAATTCAGTAAGACCCACATGTTCGAATCTGGCATATGATGAGGGAATGAACTTCTCTACCCGAACAGATGGTGATAGTTTATTTGTGAAACGTGATAAATAATAGATAATTAAAAAATAAGGAGAAATAACAATGACTACAGGAACAATTATCTTTTTAACATTAATTGCCGCCCTCGTGCTGGTACTTGGAGTGGCTGTCATTTGGCAATGTTGCAATATAAGGAACTTAATCGACGAATCCGCAAAAGAAAGTCGGAATGATATATATGGAACCTATAGTAGTTTAAAGCATCTGTTAGTGAAGTATATCGGTGAATCGAAGAAAGATCTTAGCCCCGACTCAGAGAACGCATCTAAATCCAGCCTCTGTCCTCTGGATTTAGATAGCACACGGAGTCTCCGTGACTGCTTGGAGGATATTTGTAAGTTCTACGGCATTCCAGTACATCTCTTAGCAAGGGGAATGCAAGAAGCGGGAAAAGAGCTTAATCTCAAATCAGAGAGTGTCTCTAAATCCGGCCTCAGCCCCGAAAGCGCCACGCCTAATGGTACTATTACGCCGCCTTCATCTCTTAGTGATATAGAACTTCGTAAATACTGCATAGAGCAGACCAATAAAGATCAGGTGTATCTCCGGATAGAAGATGCTCAGAGGCTTTATGACTACATTTTGAATGGTAATCAGTGAGGAAAGGAGGTAACAAATGAGCATTAAAGAAATACTGAGTAGTGATTCAAATTTAAGTGTAACAATAAAATCTACTGATTTGAAAGAGTTTGCGGATCATATTATAAAACAGACGATCAAAGAGGTTTTGGCCTCTAATATGAAGTCGGATGAAGAGTATTTAACCGTCAACGAAACCGCAAAGATGCTTTGTGTTAATCGTAGTACTTTATGGAGTTGGAACAAAAAGGGATACTTATGTCCTGTTGAGATAGGCGGGAAGCGTCGCTATAAAATAAGTGATATTGATTCAATTCTTAAAAATAAACGAACCGATGAAGAATATGAATAGTCTTTCTAAGCATCTGCTTATGGTCATCATATCCATAGTTACGGTTGCCGGTTGCATCTATGCCGGCAACGTAGAGATGAATGATGATATCCTCTCAGGTATGAGTTTTGAGAAGTACCAGTACATCCATGATCGTATCGGTGATCGTGCCACTTCATCGGATGTGGTAAAGGAGTATTTGCGTAATCGACAGTTCTATGATTCAATCGCCTATTAAATTCAAATCAGTTTAGAAATGAAGCAAAAGATAGAAGAAGTAAAAGGAAAAATTAATCGCTATTATAGCGACTTTATTGAAAAATGCCTTGAAGTACATGGCATTGATTTAACAACAATCATCAGTGATTGTGTAACGGCTGGTTATGAATCCCGTTCGGATGAAATCATAGAGCTTAGGAGAGAATTAGACAGCATAGAAGAAATGAATAGTGATGGTAATAAAATTCTGGATGCTATTAAGAGAATGGCAGCAGATGACAATAAAGGTTTGAGAATGACCACTACGATAGTCGATGTTAAAGATGATCCGCGCGGCTCAATCGTTGGCTTTGGGACTGAAAAAGTTTGCGGAGATGATGCCCTTACCCAAACAATGGGTTTACCAGGTAAGTATATGGCATGTGCCTTTTTTATAGATCGAGAAGAACTAAAGAAATACCTCTAAACGAATAAGATATGAAAAGTTAAATTCTTAATAAGAAAGAACTGAATCAATAAGATGAAGATACAAAACTTTAGTATTCCCCCCGAATGTCGGCATGCCTCTGTTGAGGCTGTAGACAATAGGTTAATAATCACATTTGAACCGGAGAATCTTTCAGATTTCTTCTGTCAGGAAACGGACCATATAGAGCAGACTCCCAGGATCGGTGATTTAGCTTTGTTCTGGGATACCGCTTATAGAGGTTCCGCCATTATTGCCCGACTGATAGATGAAGACCGTATAAACGGTGTACAGGCGTATCAGGCCGCCAATGATGTCTGGTACGAAAACGCCATCCGCTTTCGAAGTGACGAACAATACCGCTTAATAACTCAAAGGCATGATGTGGAAAAAGAAAACGACTGATTTAAAGAAGAAGTCTCCTAATCTGAAGAACAAGTTGGATACTGTGTTCAGCCGCTTTATCCGTTTACGTGACGCCAGGAAAGACGGGACATTTCAGTGCATCTCCTGTGGGAGAATTTTGCCTTTGGATCAGGCGGATTGCGGGCACTACATAAACAGACAGCACATGTCCACCCGATTCAGTGAAAAGAACTGCAATGCCCAATGCCGATCGTGCAATCGTTTCGATGAAGGCAACATGCAGGGTTATCGCCGTGGTCTGATATTGAAATACGGTGAACCTGCGGTTCTGTTGCTTGAATCCATGAAGAATCAGACAAATAAGATCTCCGACTTTGAGTACAGTACCATGATCAAGTATTATCAGGGCGAGGTTAAACGTCTGAAAGAAGAGAAGCAGATACGCCAAATATGACATATATGGAACTTTTGAAAATATGAAAGTGATACATGTGTATTTGATCTTCAAAAAGAAGAACTACTACTTCGGTTCTCTCAGTGCCATTTTTGAGCATTTGGATGAAAACGACATAGGAATTAAGAAGCGCACATTGCTGCATCGTTCGGATGAATCCACCATCTTGACAGATAGGGCGATCATCATAAAATCAACCCTGCTTAGATGCAGGAAATCAACAAAGAAAATATGATTATGAAACCAAAGAAACAATTAATTGAAACAGCCGTAAAAGATGGCAGTATAGACAGAATGAATATGCTCCTCTCAGCCGCGCATCTGTTGAATTGCGAGGCAAACAGCCTGATAGAGGAAGCATCCGATGTCATGTTGGCCAAGGGTCTGTTACTTGGAAACCTGAAGAAGCTGCATAATGATTTTGTGAAATGTGCTGACCGCTATTTCAGAGAGTTCGCCACGCTTGTAACTACGGATAAATCCAAGATGGATATGTTTGGCGATTTGGATGGCTTCGACAAGTCATTCAGGGAGTGGGCCAAGGTGTCGGCCGATTGGGAACCTAAAAAGGAGGTTGAGTAATGAAAGATATCGAATTATTTAATAATCATTTCCAGAATTATAAAGTTTACGGGATTCCCAAAGCACAATTAATCATTGCAGATGTGCCCTACAATCTTGGAAACAACGCTTATGCCTCCAATCCTTCTTGGTATGTCGATGGCGATAACAAGAATGGCGAAAGCGATCTGGCTGGCAAAGAGTTCTTTGATACAGATAAAGACTTTAGACCCGCAGAGTTTATGCACTTCTGTAGCCAAATGTTGATGAAAGAACCGAAGGAGAAGGGTAAGGCTCCCTGTATGATTATCTTCTGTGAATTTGAAGATCAGTTCAGATACATTGAACTCGGGAAACGTTACGGGCTGAATAATTACATAAACCTTGTGTTTAGAAAAGACTTCTCCGCACAAGTCTTAAAGGCAAACATGAAGATTGTCGGTAACTGTGAGTATGGTTTGCTTTTATATAGAGACAAACTCCCTAAGTTCAACAATGACGGACGGATGATATTCAACTGCTTCGATTGGGTGCGGGACGGTGAGACTCCCAAGGTGCACCCAACGCAAAAGCCAGTACCGCTACTCCGTAGATTGATAGAAATATTCACCGACAAGGGTGATGTAGTCATAGATCCGTGTGCCGGTAGTGGTTCTACTTTATTGGCTGCCGCCCAATTGGGACGAAAAGCTTACGGGTTCGAGATTAAGAAGCAGTTCTTTGCTGATGCTAATAAATTGATATTATCACGTATTCAGCAATCGCTATTTGTATAACTCTCTTAATATCAAAAAATGAATATAAAACTCAGGATTTAAACAATACTGGTAACGATAGAGCAATTATGAAAGACAATTCATTTCAAGCCGCCATCAAGTCTTATCTTGATGAGCGTGCCAAGGCGGACGAACTCTTTGCCAAGGCTTATAACAAAGAAAACAAGAGTATTGATGAATGCTGCAGCTATATCTTGGGAGAAGCGAAAAAGAGGGGCAACGCGGTTGCCATCTCTGATGCGGAGGTATTCGGCATGGCGGTTCACTATTACGATGAGGATAATATCAAAGTAGAGAAGATACCCGCAAATACCGGATCCTCAGTCAGCGGGTTGTCTGCCTCTACGGTACTTACCGAGGAGGATAAGGAGAAAGCCCGTGAAGCGGCATTAAGACGCTTGGAAGAGGAACAGTATGCCTTGCTCAAGAAAAAGCCTACACGGGCAAAGAAAGAGATAATAGAAGTTCAACAGATGTCATTATTCTAAATTATGAAACCAAGGACCAAGTTACAAGTTCAGATATTGGAGCAAAGCAGGTGTCTTCCTGATATTGATAGCTATATGCTTGCATGGGCTAAAACGGACTGCTTGGAACATAAAGGCTTTGCGACTAAATCACGGGTTGTTTGCATGGACTGCGGCCAGAGGTTCTCCCCGGATATTGTCAGGCGTAAACTGGCTGTATGCCCTCACTGTGGGGCAAAGTTGAAAGTAGAGCAATCAAGATGCACTACAGACAAACAGAGCAGGTATGTTGCGATCGCTGAGATTCATGGGGAGTTTCAGGTAATTCGGAATTTTGAGATTCGGGCGTACTATAAAGCCGGTGCGGTTCCAAAATACTTTATTAATGAGGTACTCCAACACTGGATACGGCAAGATGGAAAGAATACGGTTGTCGCATTGAATCACACTGTGAATTGGTATTGTGATTCCTGGGGCGGAGATATGGAGATACGTGTTGAACATAGATGTGGTTACTATTCTTCCGGTGTCAGGTATGATATTTATCCTTCCAGGCTGCATCCTGATTCTGAGTTCCGTCCGGATATAGGACGCTACGGTATAGACCACAGATTGCAAGGGCTTACGCCACTGGAAGCTATTAACATGATTCCTGATAACCCGAAAATGGAAACATTGCTAAAGGCAAGGAGGTACGAACTATTAGGGTATGCTTCAAATGAAAAATATAAGATTGAGCGTTATTGGCCGTCCATAAAGATATGCCTAAGAAACAAATACAGGATAAAGGATGTGAAAATATGGTTTGATTATCTTGATTTGCTTCGGTACTTCCACAAAGACCTGCATAATGCACACTATGTTTGCCCGGATAATCTTAAGAAAGAACACGATAAGTTGGTCATTAAGAAACGGCAACTTCAGGAAAAAGAAGAAGCTGAACGTAAACGAAAGAGGGCAATTGAAGACGAAGCTAAATTTAGAGCCCTCAAAGCTAAGTTTTTTGGGTTGCGATTTACTGACGGGTTTATTGAAGTGAGGGTACTTGAAAGTGTTCGGGAAGTCATGGAGGAAGGAGATGCACTTCATCACTGCGTATTTACGAATAATTATTACCTGAAGCCTGAATCCCTTATTCTCTCCGCCCGCATTGGTGACAAGCGTATCGAGACAATTGAGGTTGACTTGAAAACCTTAAATGTCGTACAGTCCCGAGGAGCCTGTAACCAGAACACTGAATACCATGACCGGATCATAGGGCTTGTGAAAAAGAACACAAGGTTGATCAAACAAAAACTTGCATCATGAAAGGAGTCCTGCTTAAATGCAGGAAACATGTTAAACAATAACCAATGCCGGTACTAAAGGATGCCGTCGGGAGTGTGCCCCGGTTAAGTTTTATATTTTGCAAACCACTCCCTGGGGACTTCTCCCCGGGATTTGGATTCCCCCGGAGTGGGAGGCTTAAAACGCTCAGTTTATGAATATCCCCCAAACCATCCCGCGTATTGATTGCAAGGCATTCGCCAAATGCGGAAAGAAGTCTTTATCCCATTGCAGGCGGTATAAACTTACGGACGAAGAGTGTATAAATTGCCGGTTGGTCCATCGACGGGAAAGAAACAATTACCGTACTTCCCCCGACGGTCGTTTAATGAAACGGTGTTCCATCTGTGGCGAGTGGTACTATCTTCACCGGTTCTACCCCAGAACTTTAAATCGGGGAGAGAAGGTCTATTCCACCTTCAGTTCTGAATGCAGAAGGTGTAAGTCTTTGAAAGCGTCAACCTATCAAAAAGCAAGGCGATGAATAAGAATAAGGGAAAAGAAGAGGAAATCAGGCAGAAAGTAAAGTGTGATTGCCGGCAATGCAGACGCGCCGGCCCGGTTGAGAATTTCATGGTGTATTGCCCGATACATGACTGTGGGCGATCAACCGGCCTTAGAATGTGTGAGTATTTTATAGGGAAGAAGAGATGTTCGACAAGATAACCATAAAGGCAACGATTGACACGGCGGATATTGAGACGATCGTTTTACGAAATTATTTGGAGGAGTGTACGGAGGGCGATGAAGTCTATTACAAGTCTACCGCTTACGCCAACTTTGATGGTTGTTTCATTGAGGTTCGCGGTAACAGGTTACGGTGCACATGTTCCATTTGCAAGCTTTACTCCAAGGGAAAGACCGGGAAACTGGATAACAGCCGCCCGATAACCTTTGCAATAGCTGTAAGGACAATCAAAGAGCTGCTGTTGAGGCTATGTGTCCGTATTGAGAATGCCGTGGTAACGTATTACGAGATAGGTATCACAATGAAGATGTCCCTTCCTGCCGATTCTTACATTAAACAGATGTATGAAGTCTCAGGAAAGCTCCTTTGGAACGATGCCAACTATTCGGCGTTCAAGCAACAGACAACGGAGAAAAGCAAGTATTTCCGGAAGATCCTGAAGGTCTATGATAAGAGCTTTGAGGCCGGGGAGAAAGGACGGAATGTCGGGGCTAACATTCTTCGTATCGAAACGATATACAAGCACCAGTCTGTTTCATTGATGGAGCTAACGGACAACCTCTTCTTGTCGAGGATCGGCCGTATATTCTATAAGGACTGGTCAGAAATATGCTTTACCAGAGAACTGTCTGCGGCCAAGGGCGTAAAGGTGTCCCAGCTTGAAAGGGCCAGGGAGATATACCGGATAGGAGTTACCCGGTACAAGGAGCGTTACAAGAAGCTTTATCTTTCGGGTAAGCTGACTAAAAAGCAATGGGAGACTATACGCAATTTTGCCCGTAGCTGGCCGGAAGAGCGTGAGAAGTACGTGGAGGAAATCGGTGACATGGAGCGTGAATTTAAGGACAAACTTTTATCAGGCTACCAGACAGGGATATTTACGCCCATTTGCAGAAAAATATAACATATTGAAAATCAGCATTTTATCTGTAAATACAAAAAGCACCTTATGGTGCGCAATTAAAATTTTGAAAATTAAGTGATTACGTTTTTAAAATCTAAAATTTAACACTTTTCGGCAACTTGTCCTATACAGCCCGCAGGGTTGTCGGGAACCGACTTATAAGGGCTGATAAATTATAATTTAAAAACTGAATATATGAAATGTGAAGCAGAAGGCAAAATTTTGGTGGAGCTGCCATCCACCGGTGGAGTTACCAGGGATGGTAAAGACTGGGAGAAGAGAGAGTACATCATGGAAACCAGCGAACGTTATCACAGCAAGATGCGCTTTTCCGTTTGCAGTTTCGATGGTCCTGTTGAGAACCCTCCCAAAGTAGGAGACAAGATCAGAGTTAACTTTACCGTTGAAGCCCGCGAATATAAAGGGAACTGGTACAATGAAGTAAGAGTGCATCGGACGGAGAATATTAACCAATAACATAAAAAGATATGAAGAAAAAGCAAAAGAATTATGTGAAGTGTGGGGAATGGAAGATAACCACGGTTACAGCGTTAAAGATACCTTTCAAGTAGGTTTTGTGCAAGGCGCAAATTGGCAGGCAGAGCAATCTCCGTGGATAAAGGCTAAAGACCGACTTCCATTTGTGGACGAGGATGATATATCAGAGCAGAGCGAACCAGTGTTAGTCATAGCTTCCGCCAAAGGACATTATGAACCCGAAATATTGGTTTACAACAAACATTACCATGTGTGGGACACAGCAGATGCGGATGATTACTGTTGTGATGTATCCGATAATGACTTATGGATGTATATCCCAAAGTTTAATTAGTGACAATACAGCAATGGAAACAACGATAGATAGTAATGGTCTGGGTGGATTTCAAACCAGGCAGGATCGGATACTGTGTATTCGTAGTCAAATTAATCGCAGCAGTGAAGAGTTAGACCGGATCAATGAAAAGCTGGGAGCTAAAGACACTCCCTTGGAAGAGTGGCTGCGTCTTTCGGATATCCGTAATAACCTGACGGTTTCTATACACCGGAAGGAGGAAGAGTTGTCACGGCTGACGGATAGCCGCCGGCTTGATCAGCCTAAGCGGGCGAATTATAGTTATTAAAAATTATTCGGAATGGGAAAGAAAATAGTAAATCAAAAGTCCGTACTTATACAAACCAAAATCTCACCGGCTATAGATAGCCGGTTGGATAGAATTTGCAAAGAATATGGCTTTTCAAGTAAATACGAATTATTGCAAAATTTAGTTTCTGCTTTTCTCAAATATGCGGACCCTGAATCAGGGGAACAGGACATAAGCGAGTCTGACAGATTCTCTTTGGAATTGGCTAAAATATTCACCGAGCTTCAGAATAAAGGTCTTCGGATAAACAGGGTGTCTTCCGGTGCGGACAAGTCATACATCCTTTCAGAGTCAATACAATTATACCAACGTCCGGGCAAGCATGGGATTGTTGGCGTAAAGTATACATTCGGAAAGGATGGTGAGCTTGTCCGTACGGAAAACAGCAGCAAGATTCTAAAGTCTGTCATTGGCCGGTTGTTTCCTCAAATGCACCGGCGTTTGTCGTCCTTATGCCTGAGTCTTGGCGGTGTGGCGCTTGATGACGCGATCTCTTATCTGATGGAGGTAGTCGATCACAGGTTATTGCCGGATCATATAGAGAGAGAAATAAAGGAAGAGTTTAACGGGCAGTCCGTGGCGGAGAAGCATGTGGATATGACAGGCGACAAGCCTAAACGGAGGCGGGATAACAGTATAAGTATATGAAAAAGAGGGCTACATATAGCAGATTGATGCAATCGACGAATTGGCAAAAGATACGGCGTTCGGTGCTGAGGGAAACTCCCCTGTGTGCGGATTGCTTAGAGAACGGTATAAATACATCGGCTACAGAGATTCATCATATCAGGCCTGTGGAGACAGCTGTCGGTGATTCGGAGATGGAATCGCTTTGCTTTGACAGAACCAACCTGGTTGCCTTGTGCCACGATTGCCATGTTGAAAGACACAGGCTTCTCAAAAGCCATTCCAAGGAAAGTGTAAAAGCCAATGCCCGCAGGGCTACCGAGGCTTTTAACCGCAGGTTCTTCGAAGAGTAGGGGGATATTTTTTTTATCACCCCCTCAATTACTCAAATCCACTCCCTCCAAACATCGACAAAAAGTGGATTTTTGGATTCAGGCCGTGGGGGTATGGGGTTTACCTTAAAACACCGGAATTTGCGCAAAATGGGTATACTTAAAAACTTTAACATTTCAGCATGACTAAAAAGGGCGATAAGATTGAGAATATAAAGACCGTCATACGCAGGCATTTGCAAAAGGCCGATGTATACGCACCGGAATTGTCGTATCAAATAGAGCTGGCCGCTTCGGATATTCTGTTATACCGGAAGCTGAGGGAGAAGGCGCTATCGGAAGATACGCCTATCACGGTCAAGGAATATTCAAGGGAAAACAAGCCGCGGGAAAAGATCAATCCGGTTTTTGCCGCGATGAAAGAGCAGGCGGATGTAGTGCGTAGAGATCTCCGTTCCCTGTATATGAATCGGGAACTGAAACGGAACGAAAAATCGAAGGAGGATGAAGCGGATCCTTTGGAAGAGATGATGAAAAAATTAAATGCAATAGATAAGGAAGATATCGGGACCGGGCAATGACAAAAGACGAAGAGGAAGAGGCAAGAAAAGTCAAGATGATGTATTATCAGGAGGTATGTAACGTAAACCTGGATAATTACCGACTGCATGAGACCGACTATCGTCTCAGGCTTTATATCGAGGATATCATATCTGATGTTGAGGCTCACAACCTGTATGAAATACTGGCCGTACGCCGTTTTTTTATGCTCCGCGACAAGTACGTTTGGCGGCCGAATAAGGTAAAGAAGTTCATTGTCTTCTATGAATCCTTGAAATTCTCCGGCATGAAGGGCAGGCAGTGTTACAAGCTGACTCCGGTACAGGTTTTTCAGTTCGCTTCGATTCTGGGATTTTATCAATGGGAGGAAGAAGGCGGAAAAACGGTCCTTCGCCGTTTGGTCCGCCGTGCTATCCTGTTTGTTCCCCGTAAGTTTTCGAAAACCACCAGTTCCTCTTCTTTGGCCGTGAGTGAGTTGTTGTTCGGGGATGCCAATGCCCAGGCGTATACGGCGGCTAACGGCTACAAGCAGGCCCAGGTTTGTTTTAAGGAGATATCTAAGATCGTCAAGCAGTTGGATCCCAAACGCAGGACGTTTAAAAAGACACGCGAGCATATCGAGTGGCGTGAGAACAAGTTCGGCAAAGAATCCTTTGTCGAGTGTCTTTCGGGTGGGGCTGACACGAAAGACGGCCTTAACGCCTCCCTGATTATCTTTGATGAGTACGCCGCAGCTAAGTACGTTAAGGATCATTCCGAGGGTGCGGAATTGCTTCAGGTCTTAGAGTCTTCTTCCGGGGCAAGGGATGAATATCTGACAGTCATTATAACAACGGCATCAAGAGTCGTTGACGGTCCGTTTGTCTTAGAGTTGGATATTGCCAAGAAGGTCCTTTCAGGTACTTATGATGATGATACGTTGTTTGCCTCGATATTCATGCCGGACGAATGGGAGACGGACGGGGAGGCTTTGGGCGATCCGGGTGTCTGGAAGAAATGCAATCCGCATATCGGTATAACCGTCAAGGAGTCGTTCTACAGAACCATGTACAGGCAGGCCCTGCGCGATCCGGAGAAGATGTTGGAGTTCAAAACGAAGTTGCTGAATATATTCGTGTCTGCCGGGACGAAGATTTGGATCAGCCAGAATCTGGCACGGTCATTGGCGGATCCGGGATTCGATATCGACAGCTTGTCCGGACGGCCTCCTGCCATGGTATCACTTGACCTTTCCGTCAGCGATGACCTTTCGGCCGTGAATTACATGCTTTATTCCAAAACGCTTAAAAAATTCTATTCGTGGACTGATTACTACATCCCGGAAAGGACCCTGGAAGAACATCCCAATGCAGAATTATATAGATACTGGATATCCAAGGGGTATCTTAAGGTTTGTCCGGGGGCGGTGATCGATGGTTCCATGATCGTAACGGATATATTGAACCGGAATAAAAAGTTATGGATATTGCAGATAGGCTATGACTCTTATAAGAGCCAGGAAATAGTTAACTCCCTGGGTGCTGCTATTGCATGCAACGGTTGGGATCCGGAGAAAATCCTTAAAGCCGTGCCTCAGACGTTTGGTGCGTTCACCTCACCCGTTGAGACGTTTGAGATGGCGGCAAAGAAGAAGCCGGCGGGCATTGTACTGGCCGATAATCCGATCACATTCTGGATGTTCGGCAACGCTTATCTTGAAGAGGACCGCATGGAGAATAAGAAGCCGGTGAAGAGAAAGGCGAATGCCAAGATAGACGGGGTCATTGTCAACCTGATGTCCATGTGGCTTTTTAATAATTACGTTTGGTAAAACGGGTAACCTAAAACAGTGTATCGGCCGGATAAGTAGAATCAATATTTATCCAAATGAAATTAGGCAGATATCAACTTACATTTTCAAGGGAGGAGCCGAAAGCGGCCAAATCGGAAAAAGGCGCCCGTTATACGGATCGGGCGCAACATGTCCATACGCCATCCGACGCCATGAAAATAGCCGCCGTATACCGTGCGGTCTCCCTGATTTCCGATTCTGTCGCCACGCTGCCGTTAATCTACAAGCGTCGTGACAGGTCCGGAAATTATTTCAAGCCCTACGATACCGGTCCGGGAGCCGTTCTCCATAATTTGCTTACGGTCCGTCCCAATCGCCGGCAGACTTCATTTATACTTTTTAAAAATCTGGTTTCACAGGTGCTGTTGCTTGGCAATGCCTATGCCTATTTACGCAGGGACTCCTACGGGCATCCCATGGAATTGCTGTTGCTTACACCCTACAGTTGCTCTTATGACCCGTGGAGTGATACATACTATGTTGAGGACTCTATAAACAGTGTCCGGGGTATCTTTCCCGGTGATGAAATATTGCATTTTAAGAATGTAAGTCTTGACGGCGGGTATACGGGAGTATCTACTATCAGCTTTGCCGCGCAAACTCTGGGCATTGCCGCCACTGCCGCCGCGGAAACTCAGACCCGCTTTGCTACCGGAGGTAAGTTCAAGGCCATTCTTCACAATGATTATAGCATGAAGGGATGGGGTGAGTATCAGGATGACCAGATGAAGAGCAATGCCGAACAGATACAGGAGGCTATTGACTGCGGACAGGATATCATACCGGTAAGGGGTGACGGAAAACTGGATCAGCTCTCCATGTCCTCCGTGGATATGCAGTTCCTGGAAAACATCAAGCTCACCATTACCGAGATAGCCCGATTTTTCAATGTTCCCAAAAGCAAGCTCTTTGATGATTCCAACGCGAATTACAAGAGTGCGGAGATAGCTACGGTAGGGTTTTACTCGGATTGCCTGAGTCCTATCCTTACCATGATAGAGAGTGAGTTTAAAGCCAAGTTGATACCCCGGAATGCCTATTCGGATTATAAATTCAAATACGATTTGTCAAGGCTGTATACAACGGATCTTACCACCAAGGGCATATATCAGGCCAAGCAGATAGCGAACGGGCTTCAGACGGTCAATGATTTGCGGCGTCTGGAAGACTGCCCGCCTGTCGAGGGTGGGGAGCAGGTCTTCATAACATGTAATATTGCCCCCATCAATAGCCCTAAGATTTCCGGTGAAGTCTCCGGTGGGAATACCATACCCCCAAAAGACGATCAACCGGGTAAACCATAACACACTTATTCAAGGAATTATATATGGCAGAAAAAGAACAGAAAAAAAGAGAAAGCAGGTTTTTCACCGGGCAGGGACAGCCCCGGTTGCGTGAAACCGGAGGCGCAGCAGAAAGCAGCCGTATTATCGAAGGTTATGCGATTGTTTTCGGTGTGCAGAGCCGTCTGTTGGCTGATTGGGGAGACGTTTACCGGGAAATTATCGAGCCGGGAGCGGTAACACAGGAAGATCTGGACAGGTTCGATATCAAGATGACTATCTGGCATAATCGCGAGCGGCTTCTGGCCAGAAGCAACAGGGGGCAGGGAACGTTAAAATTGACGGTCGATGAAACAGGCGTCTACTATTCTTTTGAGGCCCCTGACACACCGGATGGCGCTACGGCATCGGAGTTGGTAAAAAGAGGGGACTTGACAGGATCGAGTTTCATTTTCTGGTCGGATGAAACCACATCCGTATCTTATACGAAAGACGCCGAAGGAATGACGATACGTCACGTAAACCGGATCGATGAAATCTTTGATATGACCATAGCGAGTGATCCGGCTTATGCGGAAACCAGTGTAACGGCCCGGGAGATGGATGAAGCCGTACGCCGTACGGATGACGGTGACAGTACCGGGAAGGAGAATGAAGGGAATAGGCGTGAGATAACCAATATCCGGATATTCAGCAAACGAGAATTTTATTATTAACTATTAATATTTAGAGAAAATGAAAGAAGAAAAGAAAATGACAGTTCGTGAGATGATCGAGGCCCGTTTTAACAACTGCACCCGTATGAATGAGATTGCCGATGCTGCTGAGGCCCGTGAAAGCAAAGAGCTGACCGATGCAGAGAAGGCGGAAGTTCAGAAGTTGGAGCGTGAAAACCGCATTTACGATCTTCAAATCGCCGGTTCAGGAGTTGCGCCCGTCGCTTCTCCGGTAAGTCGTGAGGCAGGTTTCCAGAATTGGATACGTGAGCGTGCCAAAGAACGTGATATGCAGGGATATGCGTTGAAGCGTGAAGCTATTATGGTATCTACCAATGCCGCACCGATGATCCCATTGGCGATTAACGATATTATCAAGCCGCTGGAAGAGGGATTGATCCTTGGCAAGGTGGGCTTGAAAGTGCAGACCGGATTGTCAGGTAATTATGTATGGCCCACCGTAGCAGCCATTGAGGGTGAATGGGCCGGAGAGAGTGCGGCGTTGACGGATAAGACTATTGCGATTGATAAGATCGTTCCATCCCCGTATCGATTGGGGGCTACTGTCTCTGTGACCAGCCAGTTGATTAACCAGACGGACGGAGTCGCATATGCGGTTGTAAAAGAGCAGATTCCGATGGCCATCACCCGAACACTCAATAAAACGATGTTTAGCCCGGTGACAGTTAATGCAAATAAGGTTAACGGCCCGTTCGTCGCTTGTAAGAAAGCCGCCGCCAAAGCTATCGGAGCGCTGACTACCACCGCTTTGAGAAAAGAAGCTTTACATATCACGTTTGCCGGCGAACTTCCCACATATAAGGAATTGCTTGCCATGAAAGGTATCATTCTGGCTAAGGGGATCGTTTCCGATGGCACTTTCTGTTATGTGATGGATGAATACACCAAGGCCATGCTTGAATCGACTCCACGTGATGCCGGTTCCGGACTGATGATCATCGAGAATGATAAAATCGCCGGTGTTCCTGTCTTCTGCACAAATTACATCAACAACGACGGGGGCATTCATGTAGGATTGGGTGTTTGGTCCTATCAGGCACTCGGCCAGTTTGGCGAGCAGCGCTTTATTGTGGATCCTTATACAAAGGCTTCAAAGGATACAACGGTATTGACTCTTAATGGTGATTGGAGCATGACAACCCTTCGTCAGGAGGCTTTCTTGCTGGGTGACTGTACGGCTGCCGGAGTTGGAGGATAAACGTATATCAACAACCGGAAAGGGCGGACATTTTGAGAGTGCCGCCCTTTACCCTGAAAAAGATCTGTTATGACTGTAGATAAACTTCGCATCGTATCGCTTGATGCCTTAAAAAGACAAATGAAGATTGATTTTGAGGAGGATGATGATCTCATTGTAATGTACGGAGTAGCGGCGGAAGATGCCATAATCAATACTACCCGCAGGAGTTACGAAGAGTTGGTCATGGAAAACCGAAAAAGGAAATCAGATGAAAACGCCGGGTTTCCGCCAATGTTGTATATCGCCATCCTGATGATGGCCGCGCAACTTTACAAGAACCGTGAACCGGTTAGCGGTCTTTCCCAGGTCGTTGTTCCTTATACGTTTGATTATATGTTGAAACCCTGGATAAAATTAGAGCCATGATAGAGAGTGGTACTTTAAATGACCGGATCAGGTTTTTATCCCCTGTCACCATCCGCAACAAATACGGTGAACAGCTTACCTCCTGGGAGCTGTCGTATAGTTGTTGGGCGAAGGTTACATACAACAAAGGCGTGAGGGCTATAACGGCAGGTGAGGTTTGGCTGCCCAATACGGTATCGGTCCTGGTGCGATATACAAATAAGATCCATGACCGGCAGCGTATCGTATGGAACGATAGCACTTATCGTATTGAGAGCTTCAACGCTTCCAAAAAGGATGGATCGGCTACGATTATAGCCACAAAGATTGATGAAGGGATAGAGAAAGGGGATTAGAATATGGGATATTATAAAAACAATCCGGGAGCCCAAAGAGGGCGTAAGGTTATAGATATAGATGCCAGTCAGGTTTTGAAGCTGTTAGATGAGATTGATATTGAAAATGCCATCCCCAAAGCTGAAAGAAAAAAGATTTTGCGAAATGCGGCAAAGATCACACAGAAGGCCGTGAAAGAAGGTTTTAAAAGTTCAGTTCATAGTGATCCCCGAAAAGCCGTTCAAGGAGTTAAAATATCAGTTTATCGTGAGGGTATGGGGGCTAGTGTCAGTCTTAATAACCCTAAATCCAGCCGGAGCAGCAAGGTTGTAAGGGCTTCAATTACCAGGACAGGCGGTGCCAGTGGTATATTAAGGCATAGAAAAAGATCTGAGCGCACGGAACAGGTAGACGGATATTGGGGTAAGGACCGGGCGATGGTCTTGCGGTTTATAAATAAAGGGACTATTGAAAGGGTTGCGTTCAAAAGGACCCGATCCAAGTCCGGACGTACGGCCAATAGAGGGGTTATTTCCGCCAGGGGATTCTTCAGGCGTTCGGTGGACGGGACGAAGGTTACCACGGAGCAATATCTGGCCGATCAACTCAATGCGAGAATTGTCACTTGTGCCAGGAGCGCGGGAGCTGAAGTAAAGAAATAGATATAATGATTTATAGAGATGAGTTTATTAATAGGAGAACATATAAGCGGTGCGCTTGGCTTAAGTGCCATTGTTGCATCGAAGTTCGGAGGGAGGATATTCCCTATTGTTATTCCTGAGGGTGTTTCCCAGTATCCTTATATCGTATATGGCGGTTTGTCCATTCAGCCTGACTACACAAAGGACGGTGCGGGACAGGACAATACGCAGGTTCAGGTAACGGTTGTAGGCAAAGGAGCGGGGGAAACGGTTGAGATGGCAAACGAGGTCCGTTACGAACTGGAGGGCGTACGGGCGGAATATGCCAGATTTACGGTAAATGACTGTACGGTATCATCCATAGATGTGGAGTATCTTCAGGAAATAGACGCGTATGCGGTAAATATAGTGTTTAATTTTAAAACGAATGACAAATGAGTAAAGCGAAAGCAGTATTAGGCAAGGATTTCATGTTGTTTGTCGGTGGAAAGGCATTGGCATTGGCAACCTCCTGTAAATTGTCGATTTCGGCAGAGACGATCGACACGCAAAGCAAGGATTCCGGTATTTGGACGGAAAAGGACATTAAAAAACTCTCCTGGAACGGTTCGAGTGAGAATTTATTCAGTGCCGATGAAGGTATAAGCGGTTATGACACCTTGGTTGACCTGATGTTAAAGCGCCAGCCGGTTGAGGCGAAATTCGGTATCCCGGCAAATGCCGATGCTTCTGAGGTTCCTTCGGGCGGCTGGTCCCTTCCGGCAGCGTTTTATTCGGGAAAAGTTCTTGTTACCAGCCTGGAGCTTAATGCGCCGGATGGTGATAAAGCTACATTCTCGGCAACATTTGAGGGAACAGGGGCTCTTACTTCGACACCGGCTCCGGGCGTGGGCGGATGATGCCCCGTGGCTGATGTTCAGATAATACGCAAACGGGGCGGATAGCCCGTCCTGTTTGCTTCTTTAATCTCAATAACTTACTACAATGAAGACGATTACTATAAAAAAACGGGATTACATTTTAAAATATACGCTGCGTGCTTTCTTTATTTTTGAGAATCTTATGGGAAAACAGTTTGAGTTCGGCCGGATGTTGGACGAATACCTGCTTTTCTACTCCGTTCTTCTGGCGAACAACAAAGATACCTTCCTTATGTCTTTTGATGAATTTGTTGAGGCGTGCGATTCCGATCCGTCGCTTTTTGTCTCGTTCAAGGAGTTCTTTGTCAAACAGCTTGAACAGCTTGGACAGGAAGCAGGTGCCGATATAAAAAAAAAGACGGTTCCGAAGAGTCGTATAGTGTCCGGGAACTCTACGCCCGCGTCGTAGGCGAGGGTGGTATTGCGCCCGATTATTTCCTTGACCGGATGACGGTCTCGGAAGTCCGTTGCTTTTTAGAGGGGCTGGGCAGGCGCAATCGGGAAAGCTGGGAGCAAACCCGGATCATTGCGTATGTCATTGCGCAGGCAAACAGTACGAAGGATTTGGAACCGTCGGATGTCCTTTGTTTCCCATGGGATGAAAAGGAAGAGAAAAGACAAACGGCAGTTACGGATGCAGAAATGGAGAGATTAAGAGAAAAAGCAAAACTAATTGAAAAAGAGATAAATCATGGCTGATATAATTACAAGGCTGGTAATGAAATCGGATGCTTTCGATGCAAACCTGAAGCGAGCGAAGGGTTCGGTAAACAGTTTTCAGAATGACATTTCCAATATGGCGAAAACCGCAGGGGCCGGTGTGTTGAAATTTGCCGGGACGTTGGGTATTGCCGTGGGAGCCGGCGAGGCATTTATGAAAACAATACGCGGTTCTCAGACAACCAGCGATGAGTTTGATGCCCAGATGCGCACATGTCAGACATCTGTAAATGAATTTTTTACCAGTTTGTCTACCGGGGATTTTACTTATTTTTTGGGTGGATTGGATAGTATAATATCTAAGTCCAGAGACGCGTATGCCGCATTAGATCAATTAGGAAACGCCCGTATCAGTTACGACTATTTTCGGGAAGATTTCAATGCTGTTATGGCTGAGGCTCGTAGCGTAGCCATGGATAGTACAGCATCAAAAGAGCAAAGAGAGGTCGCCTTAAGGGAATGGGCTAAGGCTCTTGAGGATAAAAAAAATAAGGCTGAATCCGTTAAGTCAGATGCTCTTACGGCTTTAAAAGCTGTAGTAGTAGAAGGAAATTTACTGCACTCCGATGATATAACATTAGAAGATGTTGACAAGGTGTTTAGTTATGACGTTGCTGGAAAAGACAGGGATTCTTTAAAGTCTGCGGTAGCCAATAGGTACGATACTTACAAAATTAAATACGCCGAATTGGAGCGCCGTAAAAAAAGCGGAGGGCTCGCGGATTGGGCATTCCCGGAATCAAAAGAGTCAAAAGATAGGGCAGCTTTTAATGATTTTATAGCCTCTAAGCAAGCTGAACTCAATAAGGAATACAAAGATGCTATTATATTTAATGACTTGCTTGTGAAGAAGAAAGATGAAGAATTGATCAAAGTGGGGCAGCTGGGAAAAGAGTACAAACAAATAAATCAGGAGCTTGCCAATGATAAGAAAACATTTGATAGGGTTCGGGATAGAGTCAATAAACCTCAAAAGGAGCCAGAAGACAAAGATAAAAAGCCCTTAAAGGATACACTTGCATGGTATGACGCTGAGATATCCCGTCTTAATAAAGAACTTATGTCAGCAACAACGATGCAAGCTCGTGCCGCTATTCAAACTACAATAAACGAATTGGAGAAGAAAAAAGTTAATATCAAAATAGTGGTTAAAAAGATTGTTTTTGAAGAAGAGCATGGAAAAGAGAAAGAGGGACAACCACCTATTAACCGGCCGGGTAATCAATTCGGATTAAATCATAAAAGCCCTGATTTTAAACTACCCAAATTTGAATCTCCAATAAAGAAAGATGATGTTAAGTTAAACGAAGAGTACGCCGAATCTTTGGGTCTGATAGGATCTGTAATGGGTAACTTATTAGGCGTAACGAATGATAGTGCCAGAGCATATTTGCAATGGGGAGCTAATGTTCTTTCCTCTATCAGTATGGCAATTCCTTTGATTGCTAAACTGACAACCGCAAAAACCGCTGAAGCCGCAGCCGAAGCTGCAAGTTCAGCAGCTAAAGTTCCTTTTGTTGGTTGGATGGCTGCTGCTGGCGCTGCCCTCTCTGTTGTTGCCGCAATGGCAAGTATCCCCAAGTTTGCAAAAGGAGGAATAGTACCCGGTATTTCGTTTGCGGGTGATAAGGTTCCGGCGATGCTAAACAGTGGTGAAATGATTTTGAATGGTTCGCAGCAAGCGAATTTGTTTAAAATACTCAACTCAAAATTGTACGCCGGGCTGGATGTTGGCCGGCCGAATATTACGCCATCGGTCGGGCATCTTGCCGGATTGATTTCACCGTCCTCTAATGACCAAAAAGTTGAAGTAACAGGAAACTTCAAGGTAAGAGGACAGGATTTAGAGTTAGTTCTCGACAATCGAAGTCGAATTAAAAATAAAATCAGATAAGTATGTCAACTTACGGAACAATATACACTTTGCCTTTCAAATCAAGGCGAAATAAAAGTTATATCGTAGAAATTCAGAAAGAAGGCTATACGGGGCGAGTTGCTGAGTTAACAGGGAGCGGTGACGCTCCTTTCTCTATTGAGATTGCGGATGATAACTTTCTTTATGTTCCTATTCGTTTTTCTACGGCTACTATCAGGGTGGTAGGAAATGACTACTTGCAAAGTTTATACTCGACCGGATATCAGCAGTACCGCGTTAACCTCAAACAGGGTGATACGATTGTTTGGACCGGTTTTATTACTCCGGAATTGTATACACAAGATTATACCGCAACACTGTTCGATCTGGAAATACAGTGTGTATCTGCCATGAATACGCTTGAATACGCAGATTATAAACAAAAGAGCGCAGGAAGCAAAGAGTTCGTTAGCTTGTGGGAGTTATTGACCCGTTGCGTCTTAGAGTCTCGCGGCTCCTATTCGGCCGTATACATACCACATGTTTACGCTAAAAGTCCGGCGGATTATGATGCAAACGCAAATGTCTTGCAAAGTATGACAATTAGCGAACAGAATTTCTTCGACGAAGACGATAAGCCAATGAATCTGAAAGAGGTGATTGAAGAACTATGCAAATTCTTTAACTGGACTTGCGTTGACTATAAAGGCGCATTGTATTTTGTGGATGTAGACCATCGCGGAAATTACTATAAATACACACCTGACTTTTCATCCTATACGTTTGAAACTGGGAATGTTCTCAGCGTGCAGGATATTCATTTTAGCGGTTCGGAACACACCTTAGATATTTTGGGCGGTTATAATAAAGTAACAGTAAAAGATAGTAATTATCCGGTTGGGAATTTACTTCCGGAAGAGAGTTACGAAGATGCAAAAGTTCTTTCGTCACGTTTAAATACGAATAAAGATAGAAAATGTTACCGTCAGTTTCTTTATCCGAAAAACTGGAACATGTATCTGTATGATGGCGATACGGTTATCACCAATGACGATTTAGAGTTACGTGCTTATGATGCGCATAAACTTATAGGAGGAATACAGGAAAGGTACTGCAATTATAAAATAGTGGACGGCAAGCCGGATATTTCAGACTATTCGTTTACAAATGTTATACAAGCCAGGTGTTTGGGTGCTGTCGGTGACTTATCAATGATAGGCGGGCTGGAACTCTTAACAAAGATAATGGATTTTAAAGGTGCGTCCTCAGTGTACGAATCAGGGGCCTTTGCTGTATCTGGAAGTTATAAGACGATAGCGGATATGGATTTGATTCCTTGGGACAATAGCCGGGGCACGTACATGCCGTTGGCTGCTTGCCAATTACGGATCGGTAATAAATATTATGGCAGTGCTAACGGATTGGCTCCATTTACATGGTCTGCAAATCCCAATTATTTTTTTAGACTTCCCGCCTCCGAAGAGAATAACAAAGCCCGATTAGATTATGTATCCATTGAGAACCAAAAAACAATATATATGCCATATAAAGGTGTTTCAGGCGTAATAATCCCTATTGATACCCTATTATATGGCGAGCTTGAATTTACTCTTTACGCATCTAAAATACATAATGCTATTTTTATAAATGGATTCTTGTTAAAAGACTTTTCCTTTAAATATGGAAAGAGCACCGAGGCCGAAAAGACTACCGACAATACAGACCGTTATTATGAAAATGTCGTTAACGAAGACTACATTAACGAATTGGACGAAATTGAGTTTAAAATATCCAGTTACAACAATGATGGGGCGTGCTATTCGAAAGTCATGCTGGGCGATAATTACCTAACCGATAACCTCTATTCCTGTATAGAACAGAAGTTAGTCCGGCCGGAAGAGCATTTAATCCGTCGCATCATTAATCAATACGGGTATACTAAAACAAAGCTTACGCAGGTATTAATAGATGACGAAGCAATTACGCCTATCACAACTATAACCGATAAGTTCCAGCCGAACAAACGGTTTACGATCACGGGCGGTACAATTGACTTCGCGATGAATCAGTTTAATTGTAAGATGATTGAAAATGGTAGATATTAAAACTACATCCATACCCGCAAAGCCCCGGTCAAAGAACTATCCGGCCGGGGCTGTTATCACCCGGACGACTGGCGGCGTTACTGTTAACGGCGGAGGCGGTGGAGGTGCTTCAATTGACATTGTAAAGGCTACCGATACAAAGTCGTTTACCGATAGCAATGTACTGTCTTCGCTCCGGACATTGTTAGAGATCCGTTCGCGTATCATTGCCGAATCGGATACAGCCACAGAGTTTACCGATGATAATACACTTTCTTCAAAGCGCACTTTAAAGGAGATTGATGCAGCGATTAAAGAGGCTTTGAAGAAGTTGGATGATGTTTACCTGAGTAAAGTAAAAGCGGATACAGCAGCCGAAACGATCACTTTTTTGAAAGGTTTGTTGGTTGGTAATGATCTTGCGTTTATCAATGAAAGTGGCGATGCGGAATTACAATCTTTAGTTGCCCGGATGAAAGTTAAAGCCGCTACATTGGAAGTAACCGGTTCGGCCAATGTTGGCACACTCCATTCGGAAGGGAATATTTCAACAGGCGCGGATATTTGGGCAAAAGGTGACACGCATACTTTAAATTTACTCGTTCAGGCACTTGCAAAAACATACGATCTGAATGTTGAGCACGTCGCAACCCTGTTTCAAACTATAGTCAAGGACTTTATTAGCTCGGAGAGATTCATTCCCGGACTGATGGGTGAAGGGATGAAGCTATACAAGGCTATCAATGGAGATTGGAACCTTGAAATAGATAATGCCGTAGTCCGTAAGGCCATGACCATTTTTGAACTTATCATTTCGAAAGTTCGTGCGGTTAACGGCGGTCTGGTGATTTCATCCGCTAACGGGCGTGTTAAGTCCGTTTCGGAAACGTCCGGCGATCCGGCTTACTATGTTTTAGGTATAGAGGGCGACATGATGTTTGTCGCTGATGACTTGGTACGTTGTCAGGTCTACACATCCGGACACGTTAAATACTATTGGGTTCCGGTTGCCTCGGTTAATGATGATTCGATTCTTATACTTAAATCCGTATTTCCTAACGGTACAGTTCCTGCGGTTGGAGATGATCTGGCTCAGATGGGCAACCTCACGAATCCGAACAGACAGGGTATTTTGTATCTCACCGCTTCGGAAGATGGCAAACCGCGCATTTCTGTACTGGACGGGGTAAACTCCACGTCTTTGGCCGGAAAGAACAAAGTGATTTTGGGTTGTCTCGATGGCATGACGGATACAGACTTTCCAGCTGACCTCCAACCCTCCGGATACGGCCTGTATGCGATGAACTGTTTCCTGAAAGGTATTTTCATTCTGAGAAATGGAAAGAGCATTGAACAGGAGTTAAGTAATATTGCTACCGAGTTAGCGGCTATACCGGGAAAGATCGAGCTTGCCATACGCAGTATGAAAGTAGCGGACGTTAATCTGCTTTACGACTCTAACCACAAACTAAATGCCAACCCCTATCAAATGGGAGCGTATAAGTATGACGTTCATTTAGAAGCAGGCAAAACCTATACCCTTACAGTGTGCTATAAGTGTGCGGACTCTGATGTTATCAGGGCGTATAACAATCCTTCGTACGGCTGGATAGGCACTTTGCCGAAAAGCGCAGAAGAAACGGTACTTTCGCAGCCTATAACGCCCATTAATCCGGATGGGGCATATTTCTACTTCTATAAATTCCCCCAACAGGAATCAACGGGGACATACATTAAATGGGCTGTAATTACCGAGGGTAGTGTGGGCGTAGCTAATTGGATACCGTCTGCAACTGAAAGAAAATTGAATATCGGAGGTGAGAACCTGATGTTACAATCCCAACAGGCATTGGATGGGTCAAGCGCACAATATACGTTTCAGTTATCGAAAGCGTGGACGGACTTAAAAGGCAAAACCTTGACAATCTCGTTCGACTATGCGTATAGCAATTTAAAGATGGGATCATCACAAAGATTCGGACTTGAAAAAGCTATTTATAAGTCGGGCACATCCCAATATTACTATATCGGCGCATTTAAGTATGTTGATTCTACCAGTCCCACGACTGACAAAGGTAGGTATGTTCATACTATCAAAGTCCCCGATGACATAGAGGATAGTTTAGATACCGATATCACAGCGTACATACAGTTAGGCGGTAGTACTGTTTGCCGAATCAATAACTTTCAAATAGAAATAGGAGACACAGCGACCGGATGGAAGCCCGCACCGAAAGACTCTTTCACTGAGTCAAAAAAGTACACCGACACACAGATACTTGCCGTTGACGGAAAAATCGAACTATCCGTTAAAACTAAGGTAGAAAATTTGGGAATAGGAGCTAACAACCTGTACAGCTATACTTCAACTGCTTTAGAACACCTTAATTCGCCTAATATCACTATAGAGAGACAGCTGTCTTTGCATGGTTTTTATCTTGTGGGTAAAAATCCATCATCCGCAGGAGACTCAGGCATGAGAATAATGCACGTAATCCCTCCAATACCGGGTAAGTATACTGTATCCGGCTGGATAAAAGGTTCTCAGAGTACTCCTGTAGGCTTTACTATAGATGTATGTGATTCTGAAAGTTATACTGTTAGGTCAACAGCCGATAACCAATGGAGTTATTTTAAACATACTTTTGATGTCACAAGAAACACAGAAGCCCAAAGCGCTACATATCACTTTGTGGATTTAGAATCAATTTCATGGGCTTATATATGGGTGAAAGACTTCAAAGTAGAAGCGGGTGAAATTGCAACCGCATGGAGTCCCAATTTTCAGGATGCAGTTTACAAAGGTGCTGAATATACCAATAGTCAAATTAGTGTAGTCGAAGGTAAGATAACATCCACCGTTGAAAAGATAAATACTGTTGATGGACGTGTTACCGGACTTGCGTCACGTGTAGAACAGACCGAAAAAAGTATCACGTCTGTTGTTGGTGATATTAGTGTTATTAATAGTACCACCAATAGGCATATATCAAAGCGAATAGATTTAAGAGGATGGGACAATAATAAGTTTTTCCCGTTGGTTATAAGTATTCCGGTTTACCACAAAACAAGGGTTGAAATAAGTAGGCCTCTTGATGCGGGATACGGAAAACCTTCATACGGTACTCACGATGGCGGTTTTTCTATGAACTTAACGTTTGAGATGTCCGGTTCGGGTTGGGGTTCGTTACCAGCAGTAACTAATATCTTTGACTATACTAAAGCATGGACTTCTGCGGGTGCAAAGATAGTTGTTGATTTGGGACAAATAACTGAAACGTCTACGTGTAGAATGGGTATTAGGGGCGGTTCTATGTATGACGTAACAGTAGATGATACTATTGACCCAAACGTAATCAACGTTTATCAAACCGATTATCACGGTTCGTATAATACATCGTTCCCCGTTCGCACCGATGGAACTGAACCCGTCCGCACATACGGATACTATACCGAAATAAAGCAGACGCAGGAAAGCATAGCTTTAACTGCAAACAAAGTGGACGATCAAGGTAGGCGATTAAGTGCGGCTGAGTTAACTTTGAGTTCAGACCACGCAAAATTAAGCGTAGTAGAACAAACGGCAAATTCCGCCAATTCCTTAGCAGGAACAGCGAACAGCAAAGCCAACACAGTAGACGGTCGTGTCACCGCCACCCAAAACGGCTTAGTCGAAACCGGAATCAACATCACCTCCCGCAAGATCGTTTTGAAGTCAGACAACGTTCTCTTTCAAAACAATGCAGGTCAACAGACAGCCGCCATCAATGCAAACGGCAAACTGTCTGCCAATGTGATTGAAGCTGCGGAAGTGGTGGCACAGGCATTTTCAGCACAGAGGATCACAACCGGAAACCTTACGGTAACTGATGGTGCAAAAATCGGTGCCTGGAATATATCGGGAGGCTCTCTTGTTTCGGCAAGCAATTCGCAGGCTAAGATCCTGTTAAACATGTCCGGTAATAAATTCCTTCGTATTAACGAAGAAGGGGACAGTCCTACAACTTCACGCACAGCATTGATGTCCATACGAAACGACAATTACAGTGGTCTAAGTATTGAATCATACGGAAGTTCCGGTTTTGCTCTAAGATGTTTAGCTAACGCAGGCACTGCAAATTCGATAGAATCGTATGGAAGTCATATTTTCGCCCAAAGGGGCGGTGAAAAGTGGAACGCTCCCGGAATGCTATGTACCGGATATGTATATCAAGCGGGTACGGTTACGAACGAATGGGGCAACGGGTGCACCTTAACCAGCGCACAAAAAATAGCTACTGGAAAATACAGGATATACCACAGCTTGAAGCATCCGCAGTACGCTGTCTTAGTACAGGGATTGGGCGGTTATGGCTGGGTATTCGGTCAGGTAGAGACGCAAAACAACTCTTATTTTGAGGTTTTAATGCTTGACGCAAACAAGGGTCCCCGTGATTGTCCATTCCGTGTGTTTGTTGTAGGGCGCAACGTTTGGTAAACAGCATTGTCAGCGCAGATTACAATGATAAATTCAAAATAAATAAAATATGAAAATCAATTTTAGAAGAATTAAAGTAAAAACAGCTATTGACGGAGAAGTTGAAGAGTTCGACGTAGCTAAAACAGTAGGAAACGCTATTTACTGTAATACACCCGATTTGGGTGAATTGGAGTTTGCCCAACGGATATATAAAGAAGGTGAAGTTGAAGTTGACGAACAAGGTGCAAATATCATTCGAAATTATGTTGATCCGGCTCCGATACTCGCAGTGGTGAAGACCGCTATTTATAATGAATTAGACAAAGTAATTATTAACTCTCAAAATCAATAAATTATGTTTCAAGAAGAATCAAGAACAGTTCAAGTAAACGGTAAAGCCGTTTCAGGAGATTATCAGTACAATGTAAACTACAGTGTCAATAACGATAATCTCAGTCGTCTTCATTGTGAAATCATTAAAACGGTCACGGAAGATATTGACACCCCTACAGGCAAGCAGCCCGTAACCTCCGGGCGGTATATCGGGTATTTGCTGTTAGAATCGGGCAGTAAACAAATGTCCCTTCCGGAGTCGGAGAACGTTACGGCACATTTGACGGTATTCGATCAGATCACCAAAGAGGTAAAAGCCACTTTAGAGCCCAAACCGGCATCTAAATCCAAGTAACAAGAATCCGCCCTGTCTTCACAGATGGGGCGGAAAGATGCGGTATGGATGAGGAACGAAAGTTTATACATACCGCATGAAGTGCGTAATTTAATATTAACGCGGCAAATATACGATTAAAGTTTATATATCCAAGAATATGAAAAATTTGAAGATGATTGCATTGATTGCCTTGCCTCTTTCTCCTTTGCTGGAACTCTTTGAGCGCTATGTCTTTGGTGACTGGGAGTTTGTCAAATGGTTGATTGTCCTTGTATGTGTTGATACGGTGCTCGGCTTTGTCAAGCACTGGCTATCCAAAGACATCAGTAGTAAAGCTTATGGTATGATCGGGCGTAAGCTTATCATTTACAGTTGTGTATTAGTCCTGTCGCATGTGATGGGTAATTTCTCGATCGCCGGTCAGGTGGTCGATAGTTTCGTCTGGTTCCGGTATTTCGCTTGTACGGCATTAATGGTACGTGAGGCCTTAAGTATCATTGAGAACGTAGAAGAGATTTGCCCGGGCTTTTTCCCGAAGGCTATCATAAACAAGCTGAAAGGGTTCGATAATGTTTCAGGAAAGAAAGAGTAAGATAAAATCTCCCGTCATTGTACTTAACGACGGGAGGTTGCACACAAACAACACAAACAAGCAAACAAATACAAAGCCTATCTTCCCAGACGGGAGAAAGTATAAAAAGTAAGCGCAAATTTAGCTAAATCTTTTTGTTCACAGTATTAATTTAACATATAGTATGAAGTATTTTACAATCCAAGAACTAAGCCACAGCGATACGGCCGTAGCGCGTGGAATTGATAACTGTCCAACGGCCGAAGCTATTCACAATTTAACGAAGCTGGTTGAGAATGTTCTCGATCCGCTTCGGGAGAAGTACGGCAAGCCCATCCGGATAAGTTCCGGTTATCGAAGTGCTATTCTCAACCGGAGCGTTAACGGGGCAACATCCAGCCAACACCGGGTAGGCGAGGCGGCTGATATTACGGTAGGAAGTAAGGAGGAAAACCGGAAACTCTTCGAGATCATCCAGCTGGAATTGCCTTTCGATCAATTGATAGACGAACGTGATTTTAGTTGGGTTCACGTATCATTCCGTGAAGGTAGAAACAGAAAACAAGTGTTGAAGCTATGAAGAAATTACCTTGGATATTAGTCATATTGCTGGCTGTGATTGTTGTTCTCTTTCAGCAGAATCATATACTTCGGGCAGAACGTGACCGGCAGATAGGTAATATTGAAGCTCTCATGGGGGAAGTAAAACGTTATAAGATGAAAGATAGCTTGAATGTTGCTTCGGTGTCTTCTTTAAACCTCACTGTTGAAGAACTAAAGAAGTATCGAGCAGAGGATGTCAAACTCATCAAGGAATTAAAATTAAGACCTAAAGATGTGGAATATATTACTAAGACAGAAATTAAGACTAAAGACAGTCTTGTCTACAAGATTGATACGGTCGGCTGTTTTCATTATCGTGATAAGTGGTTGCGAGTGGATGCTTGTATAGCTGACAGTTTAATGACTATTGAATCAAGGGATAGTATTACGCAAGTTGTGCACGCTATTTATAAACATCGGTTCCTTTGGTGGAGGTGGGGAATAAAGGGTTTCCGACAGGAAATTGTGAACTTCAATCCGAAGTCTGAAATTGGGTATAGCGAGATAGTAAAGGTTAGTAAATAGTGATTGTCCCAGATCTATAGCCAGAATTATTTTGATGAATTAAAAACAATCTTGATAATTTCATGTAGATTTGTATGCAAATTAAAGAATAGGTGATAGTAATTTATTAAATTTGCACAATTATGACATAGACGTATGAGATGAGAAAAGGAAAACACCTAAAAAATAATTATATACCGCCAAGTAATTGTAAGAACAGCACTATGTCATCTTACCCATTATGGTATGGAGGAATCCTAAAAAAAATCAATAGTAATGGAGGAGTTCTAGTTTTATTGATAGGTATTCTTGGTACAGGATTTAAGGTTGGAGAATATTACCAAGGTGTAAAGAAAGATATAGAAATCTCTGGAATTAAAAATAATCATTGTCTTGATATTATAGATATTAAAGAGAAATATAATGGAGAGATTAATATTCTAAAAGACAGTATCACTTTATTACGTTTTAGATATGAAAGAAAAAAAACAGAAATCGTTAGATGATATAATAAACGAGCTTTCGACAAAGTATGATGACAAAAGCATTGTCGATTTAAGGGAAGCTTATCAAGACACTAAAAAAGAGATACGAGGTAATAATCTTCTGACTATATTTTTAGTGGTTATCTTTTTAGGTACATTTATAGTAGCTTTTGTAACATTTGAGAATTTAGACAGACTAAAAGTTGATATAAAAGAAAAAGAATACATTATCAATAGATATAAAACTATTGTGGATAACGGTGAGTTACCCACATCTTATATTGCTAAAGGTGATTCGAGTATTATGACATATCAAGACCTTACTAAAGAATATAATCGATTACTTGATGAAAGGTATAAATATTCTAATGAAGCCAATAGGTTAAAATTCTATTTGGATGTAATAAAATCAACGTATGGTATAGAGATTGCAATAAGAAATAATACAGTATATTTCACACCTTCGGTGGCAGATTCGGCACTGAAAATTTATCCATTTTTTAAAAAATATGCTCGTTTCAACGCGGATGGAAGTGTGATTATTCATTTAAAAGAATAGAGGATTGGGTCTATAGGCCGGGTATGGTTTTTCTGGGAATAAGGTAAGTCCCTATGTTGGAGTTGGGGTGAGTTACAATTTGTGGGAATGGTGATTGCTATTCTAAATAGAAATACTATCTTCGCACTGTGTAGAAGCATCTTATCATTAAGTTGCTGGCCTCGGTTCTTAGGAGTTGGGGCTTTTTCATTTAAGAGAAGTCTTCTTGTATTTGAAAGCTTGATTTCTCCTATCTCGCAAATTTATGATTGCTTCTGATTCTTTTATATTTATAGATTTTAATATTAATGAATTTTAAAAGCTTGGAAGTGTGAAGTCTATTTGTTACGGCCAAAGCAGGAAGAACCAGAAAGAGGATAGGGGGATTGGCAAATAACTTGAGTTCCTATGTTCTGGGGAGTAAGTTGTAATATATATGGTAAAATATTGTAGAACTCCACTGATTTTATGTTTTTAAACATATGTATAGGGAAATGACTGCTTTTAGCTTTTATTATCTTTGTCTTATTAATATCTGTCTCTTATACACATCTCCGAGCCCACGAGACACTGAGCGATCTCGTATGCCGTCTTCTG